GCCCCTTTTGGGGCCGCCGGGGCGATCGTTTCGCTCTTACCTCATTCCCACGAATGGAGAGCCTACACATGTCAGGTCCCAGAACTGAATGGATCAAGACGCCCATACCCGTTGGGTACACGCCGTCCGGTCCATTCACGCAAATCTGGGATTATGACTATCGGGCGCTTCTAGTTTCTGTGAATCACAAGCGCATTAATGGCGCTTGGGATGGAGGTGGTCCGTTCGTTTGTTACAGGAAAACCCTGTACAGCGAAGGTGAACTGACTCAGCCCTACATTTACTTCGACGTTCCCTATATAGGGCGTGCGAAGGGCGTCGCCGGCATTGCCGGCGGAGCGCCACCTGTAGTTCCATCCGCACCGTCCGGTAATACCTATCTTTCCTCGGCGCAAGCCTATGGATTGAAGGGTTATAACCGTACACGGCCTGGAAGACCGGTTGCCGATCTTGGGCAGTTCCTTGTGGAGCTGCGTAATGACGGCTTGCCAACTCTCCCGTTCACCAAGGGCCTGTTTGGAAGCCTCCTTCGCGGGATGCCTCTAAACAGAATTCCTGGCGAATTGCAAGCTCGCGTCAAGAAGGTTCTGGACGTCCGTAATAAAACGGGCGGCTCAGAATACCTCAACGTCGAGTTTGGATGGAAGCCTCTTGTTCGAGATCTGCGGAAGCTTTATAGCCTCTGGCAGACCATCGACAGACGTATCGCGGACATTGTTAAAAACAATGGTCGCGGCGTGAGGCGGCGTGCGGAACTAGTTGATATCACGGACACCACACAGACCTCTGCGGACTACGGGATCGCCTTTGTTGGCGTTCTTGGAGCTCCCCCGAATTTCTTTGATTCGGGAGGTTCACGGTGGACCGTGACCCGTACGACGCGCGAACACGTCTGGTATTCCAGTAAATATATTTACTGGATTCCTGACACATCGTCGTCGCAGTGGGGACTTCGGGCACGTGCAGCCCTGTTCGGTGCGCTTCCTACGCCCGAACTGGTCTGGAACGTTATGCCCTGGTCCTGGCTCGCAGACTGGTTCACGAACGTTGGCGACTTAATGTCAGCCATCAGTCCGGGAGCAGTCGAGAACCTCGTGCAGCTTTACGGTTTCACGATGCGCCATACCGTTGACAAGACGGTTGGACACGTGTGGACGTGGCACGGGTTGCCACCTCAGCCGGAGTCGACTTATCATCGACATTGGCGCACGATCGACATGTCCTTCTCATCAACCTTGATAGAGGAGGCGAAGACTCGTGCGGGTGGTTTCAATCCATTCGGTCCGGATATTAGCCCTTCAGACTTTAGCCTGAAGCAGGTTGGTATCCTGTCCGCGCTTGGACTTTCCAAGCTCGGCAAATAACTACTCCCTTTCTTTAAGGACCAACCAAGTGTTCGCAGATCCTCAGTCCGTCACTTATGCGACGGTTGCGAAGAGCCTGGCGGCTACTGGTAGAACGGCTGATACTTCCGAGTATCGCCTCAACGATTCGGGTGTGCTTTATACGCTCACCCTGTCGCACCAGTTCGCCAAGCGAAATCGCGTCGTTGCGCGGCTTCGGAGAGATGCCTTCGTTTCGGATCCGCTGGTGCCGACGCAGAATATTACTGCGTCGATGACAGCGACCCTGACGGTGGACTTTCCGACGACCGGTCTCACGGCGGCAGACGCCCAGAACTTGGCTAATGCCTTGACTGGGTGGGCCACCAGCACCAACGTGCTGAAGATGCTGAACGGGGAAACCTGAACGGCATTGTCGGTCCCGCTGCGAGCAACGGATGCCGCAAGGTGATGTAACTGGGCGCGTTTGCGAACACGCCTGGACGCTTACCCCTGAAAGGAGGTAGCGTGAAAAGCCTTGTAGGTCTCCTTGAAGACCTCCTGCTTGATTGTGGGAGGAAGAGCGGTGCCCCCGTGCATCGCGACGTTAAAACGTTGCGTGCACGAGTCGATCACGAGGGTGATTCGTTTATCACGATCACCCTACCAGCTTTTTGCTCAGACTTCGAAAGAAGCCTTGAGCTTGGAGCGGTGGGCCCTGGGCTGTTCGCTGGCTTTGCCAAGCGTCAGTCTGGGATTCCTGCATTTCTGCAGGGATTCCTGTCCCGTGTGTTCGACAAAAATGGGATTTTGCGCTCAGACGCGTCGGTCGATTGCATTCGTTCCGTTAGGCAAATTTGCCTTTTCGGAAAGAAGATCCTCAGGCCGTGCAGTGATGCTCGGTTGAAGGACGCGATCGACGGTTATGTGCGCTGCGACGACGAGGTTGCGATGCCTGAGGGCCAGTTGCCAAGGTATTTCGAGAAGGTGGCTGCCATTATTATGGCAGACCTCCGCCTCGCGGACGTCGTTTTTGAAACGGCGTTCATGCCTAAGCACGGACCCGGGGCAACGCAGGAGCACATTAGCGGAAACGCTAAGTGGCGCTTCTTGACCTGGCACTCGCGTCTTGACGCCTCTGGAATTGAATTCCAGAAGTTCGCCCGGGGTACGCAGATGCCCCACGAGCCCGACGTCGATGACCCACAGCCAGCCCTCGTTGAGCCAGAGGCCGAGCCACCCGTAAGGGTGGTTTTCGTGCCAAAGACCCTGAAGACGCCTAGAGTCATTGCCGTAGAGCCCGTGTGCATGCAATTCGCACAGCAGGGCTTGAAGGACATCCTGGTTCAGCTGATCGAAAGATCGCCGTTGACGGCTGGTCACGTGAATTTCACGAACCAGTGCGTTAATCAGGAGATCGCCTTCTCTTCGTCGAGCGACCGCCGTTTGGCGACGCTCGATATGAAGGAGGCGAGTGACCGCGTCGGCTTGTCTCACGTTGAAGCTCTCCTAAAATCTGTCCCGGATTTCCGGGACAAGGTCATGGCGAGCCGCAGCGTGAGGGCAAAACTTCCTGACGGCCGTGAGGTCGACTTGCGGAAGTTTGCGTCGATGGGCTCCGCACTCTGCTTTCCGATCGAGGCCTTGGTGTTCTACACGAGCATCATCGCTTGCCGGATCTGGAGAGCAGGGCGTTTCCCGACTAGACGTCTCGTGAGTAAGTTTTCGCGAGACGTCTTCGTCTACGGGGATGATTTAATTGTTCCCGCGGACGAGGCACCTACGATCTGTGATGACCTTGAAACCTTCGGGTTTCGGGTTAACCGACGCAAGTCTTTCTGGACTGGGAAGTTCAGAGAGTCCTGCGGAGCGGACGCTTACGACGGGGAACTGGTTACACCAGTTTACCTTCGCCGTGACGTTCCGGCAGACCGGCGAGACGTCAACGGACTTTTGTCAACGATTGCGACAGCAAATCAGCTTTTCCAGGCTGGTTACTGGCGCTGCGCAACGGCATTGCAAAATGCTGTTGAGCATATC